TTGGGTGCTCTGAATGACCCCCGACATGTCCATCGCCTCCTCAAACATTCGCGACGCATCGAGGATCGTCTGCGAATTTTCGTCCTTGAGTTTCTGGATGGTAATGGAATCGCGGAGAGAATTTATGTCTGCGTCCATGGCTGTCATGAACGGCGCAGGGTTGCTCATGGGCACGTTGGAGAGCGAGTTCATGAGTCCCGACGTCTGATCCACAAAGTCAGAGTAGAGAGCAGGGGCCGAAGAGCGCGTAGAGTAGTCTACCGTATCGTGCGGTGCCACAAACGACAGAGAATTTACGGAATATACGTGGTTCACGAGCGTTCCGCCGGTCGCAGTGCACAGTGACGGGGTTGTGACGGCGCCGTAGATCTTGTAGTTATCTACAGACGACCGGCCCGTGAAGCACTTGTTTCCGTCCTGAAGGGCGAAGAGGTCGTGTCCCTTTGTCAGTGCGCGCTGGTAGCACTTGTCGACAGTGTAGACGTTGGTCGCATTGCCGACGGACCCGCCGGAGATGGCTGGGGCATTCGCATTGTCCGCCCAGCAACTCAGATCGAAATACAACTGCGGAATTCCGGACATTACTTAATCCACAGATTAAAACCGCTCAGCACATAGCGGGACAGACACGCGACTTGCGTACTGCGCGGCGTACAATTCAGGATAACTGCCTCCGTTCTGATGCGACGTGTTCAGAGTCCCAACCGGCGTAGAGCGACCAATCGCCTGCAGTTTCCGAATGCGCGTGAGGTCCGACGCATCCATCGTGGTGAGTTTTTTCTGTGCAGGGACGTATCCATTCTTTGAGCAGCCATTTGCGGTTCCGACCAGAATTGACGAAATGAGCGGCATTACTTTTACTGAAGGGAAATATAATGATGGAAGGCAGGAGAGACGGCGACAGCGGCGACAGCGGCGACAGCGAGTGGAATGAAGGTGGGTGGTGGGGCGGAGGCGGCGTGAACGCAAGGATGCGCGAGTACGCGACGGCGCGTGATGAATACAACGTGCTGCTGAGATCTATCTACTCGGAAACAGACACTGCGAAACAGGCGAAACTCATAAACAAACTTGCGGATCAGAACGAAAAACTTACCTCTATCGCGCAATCCCTCCTCGACACCTGGAACCGCCTGAGTCGCAACGACCGCACGAATCGGAGTATCCGCGACCTCGAGGACGACCTCGTGCAGTACCGCCAAGACGTCCAGTCGTTTCAAGACGCAAACGACGAGCGCACCCGACTCGCCATGATGTATACCGATCTGAATCAGGGAGTCGTCGTTGATCGCGCTCTCTATTTCGTTCACATTGTCGTCGTGCTCATTCTCCTGATTTTTGCCTTCGTCATGTTTGTCGTGCGCGGCGTGACGTCGGGCGTATCTTCAGCAGTCGAAGCAGTTGCCGCGCCGATAGCTAGTAGTATGGCGACCGAATAGAAAACGGAGAGTACACCGACGAGTAAGGGCTGCCGTACCCGCCGAACCACGACCCCGTCGCAGCGCCGAATCCGCCGTATTCGTACAACTGCGGGTTGAAGAATCCGACAAACATAATCGTGGGCAGAAGCAGCATAATGATTCCGAGGCGCCAGAGAATCCCGTACCCGAGATTATAGTTGATTGTAGACGGTGCCAACGGGTTGTCCGACCACGCGTCGTAGCGCTGCTTGGAAGTCTCGTATTTGTCTATAAGTTTTTGCGTGTCTCCGCGCATATCCTCCCCGCGCTCACGAATGGTAAAAAGCTCCTTCTGTCCTTCTTCGTAGGATGTCGCAAACGACTGCATGTCCTTTCGCTGCTGAATCACAGCCTCCTGTTTTTTGGTCAGAGCGTCTTGCACGGCCCTCTCGGCAATATCTGCCGCATTCTTGTACTCGGGGCGCTGTGTGGTGACATACTCCAAACTGTTCGTGCGATATTCGTCGAGCAGTTTGTTGAAGCGCTGTTCCTCTTCAGGCACCGACATTATACACTTGCGACACAAATTCGGTAATACGGAGTTCCGCCGGCCGTCTCGCTGTTGCGCATGATTTCAATGAGGTCTCCCGGTTTGGCCCCGATCCAGCGCGCGATCGCGTCCTGAGACGCAATCTGCGGCATAGGCAGATAATCTTTGTGCTTCATCGCGATTTGGCGGAGGGGCGGTTCGTCGGTGTTCAGCAAAATGTGATCGACCTTCATCTTGGCGACAATATCGTCGAGCTTAATGCGATACTTCTCAAAGTACTGACGCGTCTCGTCGGCAGACAGGATCCTGTGGCGCGGGACCTTGCGGTGCTTGGTCGGGTTGAACTCGAGCTGCGCAACGTGAAAGATCTGGAGAATGTCGCTCATCGCCGCAAGGGCCGTAGTCACGGTTTCTGACGGCGGATATTGCACAATGATGATGCCCGTCGTTCCGCCGTTTTCGCGTGTGATGCTTACGTGAGACGCAAGGTCTTTCTCGTTGATACGTGCCCGGTTTGATGTGAAGACGACGACGTCGGCGCCGTACTTGACGACCTCTCCCGGATACTCTACTTCAAGAGTCGTCGGTGAATCTACGGGGACACCACGTGCGCTAAGCATTTCATGGAGGTACGACATTCTGCTGCTCTGTTATTAGTCGGCATCGTATTTTCCCGATTCTAATCCATTTTAACTTGCGCACAGTTATTTCACGTATATGGAATAATGAAATTCAACAAGGTATACTTGGCGTTGGCGATCGCTGGTTTGGTGGTACTGGGCGTCCTCTGGTCGGGGCGCGAAAAATTCGGAGTCCCCGAGTTTCTTGACCGGTCTATGGAGACACGTCGTCGTCAAGAAGAAGTATCATCGTACGCGCAGACGACGAACCACATGCCTTCGCCGGGGTCTCAACCGGGACAGCAGGCGCCTCCGAGGGGGTCTCCGACGGGACACCGGGTGAATGAATACTGGGCATATAGTGCTCCATTTTAGATGGGTCGGCCCGGCACTCTTCGACGATCGCCCAGAAGGCCTGAAGGTCCGCAAGGTGCGTCTCCAACCATGACGGGTCGCGCGGCACTGCTTCAATCCGGATATTTTCCAGCGTCCAAAACACTAGACGGTATTCGTCGTCCGTAAGGCTCTTTTTCCATTCTATGAGATCCGCACTGTCGGGTTTGTAGACTATGGCGCCGCTGTCATACACCGCAAGTACGCCTTTATAGGGCGAAGTGGATGACCGCCAGTCTGTCTGGTTACATCGCACGAACTGCATCTCGCAATAGTCACAGGTGTCGAGACCTGTGCACTCCATCTGCATCTGCATTTGGTGATAGTATGCATCGGGTATCGCAGTGGTCTGCGTAAACTTGCGACTGATGGGACACTTGAACTCCACCAACTTGCCCCAGTCGCGGTCGAGCGGATTCTTCATGAGAACAATTCCGTCCGGAGATGCGCCGAGAAAGGGGTATTTGGGATGGACGACGCACGTGGTGTCCACCACTTTTTCGCCGCCCTGAAGGCTCTCATAAATCTCTTTGGCAATCGGCTCAAACTGAGTTCCCCACAAACATGCGGTCATACTCGGACCGCCTTGCGCTGCGCATTCACGAGGGTATACTTTTCGCACGAGCATCTCTTTCCGCGCCGAAGGAGATGCGCTGGCGAACGCCTTGCACACTTCGGAGGCCGTAATCATCTCGCCGCGCTTCAACAGCCATGCGTCGGTGCGCTGGTCGGCTTTTCCGTACAGTTTCAGCAGACGGTTGATCTTGCGCCTTCGGATCCAGACCCTTGCGATTTCGGGGACCTCGTTCATCAGGGTGTGCATCTCCTGCTTCGCTTGTTTGTAGGGGTAGTCGTGCTCCCGACACACCTGACGTATCCTGCGATGGAGCCGAGTGACGGAATCGAGGTTAAATACATGCTCTGCTATCATTTGTATTTGGCAAGTATGTTCTTCAAAGATCCGGTTTACACGGTTTGAGTATCGCACCTATATAATGGAGAGCATTGCGACGCAAGAGCAGTGGGTCATTCAGCGCCTCGAAACGTTCTACACACCTGAACGAATTGAAAAACTTCGCGAAATTCTGTCAAGCAAGACCGGCGGCGTATCCCTGCGCATTCTGGACTGGTTCGTCACCAACTATTCGAAAAAGAACAACGTGTCCTACGTGACGAAAGCCGGAAAGCACGTCATCGTGTACCTTGCGTACAAGTGCCACCTCAAGGCGTACAGCAAGAAGATGTTTGACCCCTTTTGCCGGCACAACCGCATAGATTTTCACGGCGTGTCGACGACGGTCGGACAGCTCAACTTTTTCGCATGGGCGATCGAGGACGAGTGCATAGATTATATGCACACCCACATTGACGATATTCATGCGGATATGGAGACGCGCATGACTGCTGCTGGGGGCGCTGGAGCTGGAGGCGGAGATGTGCGCAAGAAGCGCCACGAGTTGTCTCATTCGGCAACCAAGTCTCTCAAACACCACGACGTAAAAATTACGGTATCGTTTAAGTAGACGCCCCAAAACTCGCAGGAGTAATCAAGCAACGCAGATGATAGGTATGCACAATATTTACCCCGTGGACGAAAGCATTGCGCCCTTTGACCTCGATACCGACGTCGAAGAATACAATTATGACGGACGCACAGTGTATAGAGGAAATCTAGACCCCGAATATTCGGGTGTCCAGGTCTACTGTTTATACGACGAAGAGAACAGGCGCGTGGGCATCGCCGAGCATACCTCGGACGGCGGACATAAATGCCTATGGCACCGCGACAACGTGTTTTCTACATTGCTCCAGGAAGACTGGAGCGTGTACGACGAAACGCTGTGGAATATCATGACGGACACGGCCTACAACGACTGCATGAAGCGCGGTTGGACGACGGTCAAACAACTCAAGACGCGGACCCACACGCTGAAACTCGTAACGCCTGACGATATCGCCTCCGGGCTTCAGAATACGACGGCAGTGTGCAGCCGGTGTTTGTCCACGAAACTCCATGCGGGGTGCATTGTGGAGCCTGAACGAAAAAAGTTGACATTATTCGATACATTATTCGTGGACGATGATGGCACTATTTATATCCCGCCGGGCGATTCTATAGTCTACCGCTGCGAACACGGAGACTACGCGACCTTCCTGCGACGAGGCGCCGCTGAGGCCGCCGGTGCTGGTGCGGGCGCCGGTGCGGGTGCTACAGGAGGAGGCTCTATGGCGCCACCGCCGTAACCCTCATCGTCGTCATCTGCTGCTGCCCCCGCTCCTGCCTTGGGCGGAGCTACCTCGTCGTCATCATCATCGTCATCGTGGTCTTTAGCGAACGCCGCTCGTGCACTGCCCGGAGGAGGTGCTGCCGCAGCCGTCTCGCCATCATCCTGATCCTCGCGAAACAGATCACGCGCCGTCTGGCGGCGGCGCTTACTGACCTTGACGAACGAAGGCTTCCACGTCAGACCGAACGCCTGACCGATGATGTAGATGCTGCCCTGCGCGATAATGCTCGCCGAGCAACCCTTGCCGAAGGCGTCCGGAAGATCCGTCGGCGACTTGAGAATCACGTCATTGTCCTCGTCGTCGATAATGTCCATGCTGACCTTGCCGTCGTAGACAGGCAGCTTGAAGCGCAGACTCGGCGGATACTTGCCGTTCGGGACCCAGCCCTCTGCCGTATTCTCGACCGAGACGCTCAGGAACTTGTTGAATGAATCGCGAAT